CGGCATGTCCACGCTGACGATGGCGTACTTCTTCTGGCAGGTACACTTCAACGCCGGCATGAAGGCGGGCACGCTCGCCCACGAGGACCTCCCTGCGGAGGAACTGCTCGGCAAAGTGCGCCTGATGTACGACAACTTGCCGAACTTCCTCAAGATGGGAGAGTTTGAACTGACCAAGAGCGGGGCAAGCACCTCCAGTGGGCTCACGGCGGCGCTTATCGAGTGGCCTCGCAGAAGTCGGAGGTCTTCCGCTCTGCCGATCTGAGCCTCATCCACTTCTCCGAGTTCGCGATGTACCGCAACCCGGAGGACACGCTCGCTGCCACCATCAACGCCGCCCTGGGGGACGTGAAGGTCGTCTACGAGACAACCGCCAGGGGCATGGGCCACGCTTACAACTGCTGGCACGAGGACAACGGGTGGACGAAACTGTTCTTCCCCTGGACGGACGAGGCGTCCTACAAACTCTACAAGCCGCCGCCAGTCGTCCAGCAGGAGGCGATCGACCTCGCCAAGCAGCACGGCTTGTCGCAGGAGCGCATGTGGTGGTTCGCCCAGAAGTTGGCGGATAACAACAACAACTGGAAGAAGACGATCCAAGAGCATCCACTCACGGCGACTCAAGCCTTCACGGCGAGCGAGGGCCGCGTCTTCCAAGTCAGTTTTCCTGACGCGCGCGTGCGCGAGGGCATCATGCGTGCCCAGCAGAATCGGGAGTCCTACCACATCTACACGATGGGCGTGGACGTAGCTGGCGGCAATCCCAGCGGCGACTACAGCGCGTGGTGCGTCCTCGATGTGACCGACAAAGCCAAGCCTGTCATCGTCAGCACCTACTACGGCAAGCCTGACCCGGTTGTCTGGTCGGAGATGGTCGAGGTAGAAGCCCGGCGATACGACGCACTGCTCGTCATCGAGACGAACTATCGCGGCGCCGACATGATCGACCGCATCGAGAAGAACGGCTACCCACACTTCTGGACCGAAGTGAAGTACGGCAAGAAGGGCCAGAAGGCAGGCCAGAAACTCGGCTTCAACACGAACGTCGCCTCGCGGCCCATCCTCATCGGCAACATGCGCCAATTCCTGGGCGGCAGGTTCCCGGTCGTGGACGTGACCGACCAGCGGCTCCAAGTCGAGATCAACGACTTCTCCTACGACGACAAGAACCCCGACAAAGAGCAACACCTCCCCGGTTGCCACGACGATATGCTGTTCGCCTTCGCGATGGCGGTTGAGGGGCGGGAGCAAGTCTTCAAACTGGAGCAGCAACGCTTCTCGAAGCGCCCGGTCACGCTGCAAGAGAAGTTCTCCTACCGCAAACTCTCGGGCAAGGACTACGATCCGTCAGAGCAATTCGAGGATGACGAGATTGACGGCATGTTCCCCTCGATGGGTGGCAAGGGTATGAACAGCGTCACTGACGTTCTAGGTTCCGGCTTCAAATAACAACTTGACACCAGCCCCAATCTATGTCCTACGCTGGCAGCGAACCTCGGCTGATTTCCAGCCGCCGTAAGCCGCACGTTAGGGGCGAGGTGTGAATGGAGTTCTCGGACGAACGGATCGATGAAGTTCTAGCGGATTTCGGCGGTTCGGAAGCGTTTAGGGGAGAGGAGCCTGCGTCTAGCGCGCCTGACGAATCTGCCCAGCAAGCCCAAGAGAACCTGTCCGACACGCCAGCAGAAGCGCCGGCACAGACGGAAACCGCGACTGAATCAGCCGGAAGGCAGCGAGACAGCAACGGTAGGTTCTCTCGAAAGGATGAAGCGTCGGAGACTGGACAGTCCTCCGCACCTCCAGCAGCAGCAGGCGCCCAAGAGGGCCGACCCGCAGCAGAGCCGGAAGCGCAGGAACTTGAGCCAGGGCTACTTGAAGGGCAGACCATCCCGTACAAACGGTGGGGGCCGGTCCTGACGGAGCGCAACGAGGCGCGCGGCAAGATTGCGACGATGGAGCAGGAGCTTCAGACGCTACGCAACTTGGTCATTCAGGGGCAGCAGCGCGGCGAGGACTCCCCTGCGGAAGCAGACACCGTTGAGAGTTGGCTGGATGACGGCCAACAGCAAGCGGAGCCGGCTTGGGCGCAGGAACTTCGTACCAAGATGCACGATCTTGAGGTCGAGCGGGCGGGTGTCGAGTTGGAGCGATCGGTCGATGGGTTGTCGGGTCAGTACCCAGACGTGCCTCGCAAGGTCATGTACCAAGCGGTCGCACTGGGGCAAGATCCGGAACTTGCTGCCCTGGAACTCCAGCAACACATCAACGGGTTGAAGGCGAGGGGAGTGCCAGCCGCAGCGGCAACGCAAGCGGTCACAGGCGAGCCAGCCGACAGCCAAGCGCAGCCAGCGGCGTCTAAGGCGCCACCCAGGCCAGCGCGTAGAGCGTCCAACTCCGACGACCATCAGCAGGAGCAAACTCAACGCTTCATGTCGATGTCCGAGGGCAAACAGCTTGACCACATGGTTCGTGTCGCAAAAACCAAATTTGACTGGAAGTAACCAGTCGCGACAGGACTACAGATGGCAAACCTCACTACCTACAATGCACTCCTGAAGGAGTTCTACGGTAACTTCGAGGTCGAGGTCCAGATCAACAACGAAGCGAACGTCACCCAGTTGTTCGAGAAATCGACAATGGAGTGGGGCGGTCGTCAGTTGGTCTGCCCCGTCCACGTTGGCCGCAACACTGGTGTCGCGAACATTCCTGACGGCGGGGCTCTGCCCACTGCCGGCAATCAGGTGTACGCCGACCTCATCCTCACCGCCGAGACGATCGTTGGCCGGGCTCAGATCAGCACCAAGCTGATGAAGTCCGCCGCCGCTCGCGGCCCTCGCGCCTTCCTGGGCTACATGCAGGGCGAGATCAACAAGTTGAAAGACGACGTTGTGAATCTCGCTGACCAGCGCATGATCTCGGGTGGACGCTTCAAGGGCCTGTTCAACGAGCACAAAGCCTTCACCGATTCCGTGTCGAACGTCTACGCAGGCGCCGGCTCGGTCGTGCAGGTTCAGGAGTACAACGGTGACTTCACGCCGTTCCTGAACGTCGCTGCCGGCAATGTCAACACCTGGGTTCGCATCCAGTTGTACAACATGGCCGACTACGCCGAGATCGCGACCAGTGGCACGAACGTCTCCGAGGGCCTGTTCGTCAGCGCCATCGACCAGACGGCTCGCACCATCACCACGCGCCTGATCGGCTACACCGCCGCCGCCTACGTCGCGGATACGACCATGAGCAGCCTTCCCGCCGCTCAGACCGTCTCCAACGTTGGCTACGGTGTTGCTGTCGCCCTGCACGCCACTCAGTTGCAGACTGACGACGCTGTGCCGGTCAACATCGGCACGATCACGTCCTTCGCGGACGAGCAGAACGGCATCCTGGGCAACCTCTGCGACCCGACCCACTTCAACGTGGACCGGACCACCGCGACGGCGACCAACGCCCTTCTCCAGAGCATCATCTTCACCCAGGCGACGGCGGCTGCTGCCGGCAACGCTCGGGCGAACATCACGCCTGCCCGCATCATGCGGACCCAGGACGAGGTGGCTCTGTTGGGCGGCAAGGGCACCGACTGCATCATCCTCAACCCCATCATGCGCTCCGCTTACACGGGCGTGCTGACGGCCACGTTGGAGATGCAGGTCAAGGGCAAGCAGACTGTGGGCGACATGGTGCCGTCGAAGGTGGAAGCCTTCGGCCAATCCCTGAAGACCTCGCAGCACTGCCCGGTCGGCCTCTGGTTCCTCCTCGACTCCAAGACGTGGAAACTCTGCGAATTGGCCCGAGGCGACTGGATGTCCGAGGACGGTGCGATCCTCTCGCGCGTCAGCGGTTTCGCTGCATACGAGGCGGTCTACGAGTGGCACTGGAACTTGCTCTGCAAGGTCCCCCACTGCAACGCCATCCTCTGCGGGATGAACATCACCTAGTCCTGCGGGACACAAGGAGGGCCATAAAATGGCTGAGACAGGAACCAAAGTCATTCTCACGGTGAATGGCGTCGAGCAGAAACCGAGCACGCTCAGTGGTACGATGCTGGACGCTCTGGTGGACGATGGCGCGTTGAAGGAGGCGAAGCTACAGGCTCCGTCCACCGACGACGTGCTGCTCGCCCATCGCGTCGCGCGAATTGAGATCCCCTACACCGACATCGAGACGACTGCCTCCAGTCCGTATCAGATTGGGCCGACATTCCCGATCAACACGGTCATCAAGCAGGCGTACTACGAAGTCGATACCACTTTCACCAGCGGGGGAGGCGACGCTGCCACCATCAGTCTGGGCTTCCTGACCGATGACGTGGCTGGCATCGTGGCTGCGACGGCGATCTCGGCGGGCGGCAACGTCTTCGATGCTGGTGGTCACAACTGCATTCAGGACGGTGACTTCGCCAACCGGAGTGAGATTCTGACGGCGGCTCGCAAGATCAATTGCGTTCGTGCGGGTGGGCAAGACCTCACGGCTGGCAGCATGGTGCTGTTTGTCGAGTACGTCATCGCCGTCCCGTAGGGGTGTCTCGATGGATTATGTCAACCTCCCTGATGGGATATACACTCGCGCGCATGTACACTTCGGTGTCTACGTCGACGGACAAGACGCTTCGGCGTTGCAGTCCTGGCTGCCGCTCTACGACACCAGCGTGGTTCACGTTGAGGTCAAAGGCGGCGCTGTGCGCGGTGTGATGCAGGCAGAATTGGACGCAGAAGCCGCGAAGGCAGTCGCCTCGGTGGCGACGGCTGCACCCAAGCCCGCACCTCCCGTCCCCACGACAGAGAGTCCTGTCGGGGAGGTTGACGTGTCCTCGTACTCCTTCAAGCAATTGAAGGCTGCGCTGAAACTGCGCGGCCTGAACGCCTTCGGGAAGAAAGCGGTACTGCTGGAGCGGCTTCAGGCCGCATCGGAGTAGCGCATGAAGCCCGGCTTGTGGCGATGGCTGTTCCGACTCCCAGAGTGGGGACTCCGCGCCAATATCAACCTCGCCCACGGTCTGCTACAGGCTATCAAGCAGGTTGAGTACGAGATCGAGGCGGAAATCGAAGGGGACCAGCAACCGATTGGCGCCGCCGACATACACTCGGTGGCTCAAACGATTGACCCTCTCGATGACCGCGCTCCAGCCGGCCCGCCTTCGTAGCGGGTCTGGGGGTCAGGATGGCAGACGGTTCGGCCTTCAACGAGGCGCACCGGCTGGCGGCCAGACGGGCGCTAGGTCAAGGCACAGACCGCCCCCAGGCACCGGAGAGGGAAACCCCCGAAGTGTCTTCGGTTACGGGTCCGCTTGGGTCCATCATCGGCTCCTATTGGGGGCCAGTCGGCGAAACCATCGGCGGCGCAATCGGAGAGGCAGGCGGCAACACGGTAGAGGGCATCATCGCCAACGACGAGGACCGCTTTGTCCGGTCGTTCCTGCCGCAAGCCGAGAGCATGTCCAAGTTGAAGGGCGCTTTTGGCGACGAGGAGGAAGACGATGCCTGATTACGGGTCCATGTCTGAGCCTCCAGAGCAGGACGAAGACGGCTTCCCCAGGAACATGCGGGGCCAGATCGACCTCGCCAGGGCTGACCGCAAGTTTGAAGTGCTGGTCTGGGATATGTCGCTGCGCTTCCTCGCGGGCGACCAGAACGTGTACTGGAACTCGGAGACTCGCTCGCTCATCACAGCGCAGCAGAAGCCCGGCCAGAACACGACCGTCACCAATCAACTGCTTGGCATCTACCGCACCTCGTCGCAGATTCTCCAAACGCTGTTCCCTGGCCTGACGATCGCGCCGATCGCTCCCAGCTACGACAACGTGCGGAAGGCTCTGGCCTGCCGACAGGCGATTCAGGCTTGGTGGCGCATCAATTGTATGGAAGAAGTGTGGGCGAAGGTGTCCCGCTGGCTCATCTCCTGCGGCAACGCTGCCCTGCACACCTACTGGGATGCGGGTTCGCAGCAGGCACGCACCGAGGTCATCAACGCCTACGATCTGCTCTTCGAGCCGAAGGCGACGACCTGGGAGGAGGCGAAGTGGTGGGCCTGCCGGCACATCTACCACCGCGACGACCTGATCGACTCCTACCCTGACTACGAGGAGTTCCTGAAGGACGCCTCCAACTACGTCCCCGAGGACAGCAAGCGCAAGGTTCCCCGCGACCGATTGGACGTGTGGGAGGTCTACTGGAAGGACGGCAAGCACGGCGTCTTGGTCGGCGGCAAGTGGCTCTGGAAGGGCACCTACCCCGGCAATCTGATTCCACTGCGGCCCATCCGATACACAGCCATCCCCAACGCCATCTACGGCATGGGGCAGTTGTATCCGCTGATCGACCTTCAAAGGCAGTACAACCGCTACAAGAACTTCGCCTTGGACGTGGCAGACGCCACCAGCAACCCGATCTGGCTCATCCCGTTCAGCAGCAATGTGAACAAGAGTCACATCACCAACGCAGCGGGCGCAGTCGTCCACTACAACGACAGGGCTGGCGGCAAGCCTGAGCGAGTCTCGGCGCCCCCAATCCCGGCGCACCTGTTTGAAATCATCGGGCGCACGCTCGCGGAGATGATGGACGTAGCTGGCATCCACAGCACGACGATGGGCAAGCGCCAGAGCGGCGTCACCTCGGGCGTTGCGATGGAGCGGTTGCAGGAGCGTGACTTCGGCCAGTTCGCCCAGACGATGCAGAGCATGGAGCAGGCGATGGTGGAGACGGCCAAGGTCGTCCTCGCCTTCTGGCGCGAGTACATGACGGAGGAGAAGGTCGTCAACATGATGGACCCGGCTGCCGGCAGGGTCGTCTACAGTTCGCTCTCCGGGGAGAATCTGCTGGACGCTCCTGAGATATACGTCGAGACGGGCACCATGTTCCGCACCAACATCGAGGCCCGCGAGTCTCGCCTGCTGGATCTGCACGAGCGCGGCCTGATCGCAGACCCGGAGAAGTTGGTCGCCAAACTGGACCTCAGACTGGACGACCGAGACGCCATGCAGGCGATGAAGGACTTGGCTCTGGCCCAGAACATGCTGGACTGGTGCAAGATGGGCGAGCAGATCGAGATTCTGCCAGGGCACCCGGTCAAGGTCATCAAAGAGGTCTTTGGCGAGTTCATCGAGAGCGAGGAATACTACGAGGCAGCCATCAAGTCGAAGCAGCGCATGGAAGTCACCGGAGACGAGAACGACTTCGTGATGTACTTGGAGACGGTGCGCCGGATGCAGTACATCCGAGACGTGTTCGTGGCTGTGACCCTGCCGATGGGCGCCACTCCCGACCAATTCCAAGAGGCGTCGCAGAGCAAGGTCTTCCCGCGCACCTTCCCGAAGCCGCAGGAGGCGATGCCGGCGTTGATGGCTGCCAACAGCCCGCAGACCCAGACGCAGATGACCGGCGAGACTGTGCGGACGCAGGACATCGGCAACCGCGTTTCGACCGCTCGCCAGTCCTTTGAGACGATGCGGGGCACTCCGGGGATGACCGGCTCGGCGGGGGGCTAGCATGTACGAACGTCACAAGAAACCGGATGTTGAGACTGAAGAGGATAAGTTTGACTATAAGATGACCCCGGCACTCATGAGGAAACTCAAGTCAGGCATCGTCTCACCGATGGCGGCATACGGACGCAAGCGCAAACGCAGGCGCACGAAAAGCACCCAGGGGTCTGGGGGCACCGAAACAGCAACCCAGACCGCAGCCAAGAAGGCGCCGAAGCGAGGCAAGAAATGATTGTCTCTGAGGTCACAGCTCTGTTCCGCTTCTACACGGGCGAGGACGATAACACCTTCATCTCGCCTGCCCAGGAGCAAATCCTGCTCAATCAGGCGTATGAGGAGTACCGGGACTTCATCTCTGCCTGCGACCCGCTGGCCTTCGTGCGCTCGACGGACATCTCGGTCGTCAACAGTTCGACCTACGCCCTCGACGGCGGTAATCCGGTCATTTTGTTGGGCGCTGACGCTGGCCTGACCGAAGGCGCACGCCTGAAGAAGATCAATCAGATCGGCCTGCTGAACAGCAGCGGACAGGTCATCCAGATCCTCCGAGGCACGACCCGCATCGACGGCATCACCCCGGTCGCCTTCACCGAAGCTGAGTACGCCCTGATCGGCAGCACGCTCCAATTCAGCCTGACGCTGGGCACGATTCCGCTCCGCATCTATTGGGAGCCGGAGTCTCAGGTGAATTGGGCGACCGGCGCCTC